TCTTTATCAAGGAGTGACAATGCCCTACAACCCTGTGGAGATCGCAATTGATCGGGCAGGAAAGCAAGAGGAACTCGCAAAGATGATCGGCGTGAGCCGTCCCACGATTGCCTATTGGAAGCGTCAGGGGACGATTCCGACAAAGTATCTCGTGCAAGTCGCCAAAGCCGTAAGCGTCCCGATTGAACAACTGATGAACACGGAGCAGTTAAAGGTCTTCCGTGTTGCGAAAGAGGTGCAGTAATGAAGATTGTTTATGACCCGAATGAAGCGCTTGCTCTGTTTGCCACGCATAGCGCAGTCGAAGTCGGAATCGCCATGCAGTTCGTCCTTTATGCCGAAGGTTCGAGCATGACTGAGCATCAAATGGAAGTCGTTACAGAGCGCATCATCACTGAATACTCCCAGATCTGCGGGAGAGAGACAGCAGAGCGCGTAGTACATAACGCGATCCATCAATTTGCACAGCCCGAATCACTCAATCGCATGAGTTTCCTGACCGATGTCTTTAAGTCTGTGGGGTAGAGCATGAGCATCGCCGCTGTCATCTGGATGACCAAGCAGAAGACAGGAGACTCCGCATCGAAGTCTCTGCTCTTTTGGCTTGCTTGGCATCTGAACGATGAATCTGGTCTGTGCTATCCGTCTTTGAACACGCTCCAGAGCGAGATGGAAGTCGGCTCTGTCAATACTGTGAGAAGCGCTGTCGAAAGGCTTGTCAAGGCAGGGCTGATCGCGGTTGAAAATGAGCGCTCCAAGGGCGGCAAGATTGTCAAGACCTGTTACCGACTGATCGGCTTCAAGCCGTCAGTCATTGATACATCAACTAATGATCTATCAACCATTGATATATCAACCATTGATAGATCAAATACTGATGTATCAACTATTGATGGTTCGTTGTATCAACCATTGACAGATGTTGTATCAACCATTGATAGTAATAATAAAGAGAAAGAAAAAGAAGATATTAATGGTGATGCCGCTAAAGCGTCATCATCCCCCGCAACTGCTTCGCCTGTCGGCGGTGCATCCAGAACGATGCTCTTGTCTGAAGCCTTCGCTTCTCTGCCTGATTTTTGGAGACAGTATGCGGAGAAGGTCAGACCTGACCTGAATCCAGAACTCACCTTTACAAACTTCTCCTTCTATTGGACGCAAGGAAAAGGGGCAGGCAAGCGTCGCTCTGTCCGTGGATGGACTTCTACTTGGCAGACATGGGTTAGAAACGAGAGAGCCGTTTCTGCATCCGTTTCGGCTGCACCGACCAACGGATACGGCAAGATCAAACGCACCCCAGAAGAAGAAGCCAAAGCCATTGCGGCATCCAAGGCTTATTGGGAGCGCTACCGCGCAGAGCAAGAGAAGCAGAAGTCGCAGACTGCTGATCGTTTCGACCAAGCAATGGCCTTCGATGATGAAAAAGAAGCCGAGAAGCAAATCTCGATTGCTCTCGGCTCTTCAGGACTTGTCAAAGTCATCAGGGGGAAACGTTGATGTCCCTGATGAATCTCAATTATACGCCCGAGACCTTTGTGTGCGTCCATTTTGAATTCTCGGATGTGGATCGGGACTACTCCTGCATCATGGCAGGGTCGCTCTGGATCACAGTCCTGCGGTCTGACCCTGTCCGTAAGGACGGCTTGGATCTCTTCTCCGCAAAAGATGTCTTCATCGGCTACGCCAACCCGTCCCAATACCGCAGAGCAAAACGACTCTTTGATCATCTCGCAAGCCTTGATCGTCCCCCTCGCATCATCCAGATGAACGGGACGCAGGGCTTTGTCTACCACGATTTTTTGAACAACAAACACTTTGAACTAGGAGCATAAATGTCTGAAGATTTTTACATCGAAGCCTATCGGAAACTGAAAAAGGCTTGGCGTTTTCATCGCGTCGATGACTACCTTGATGATGTCGAACTCATCCAGATGGGCGGCATTAAGGGAACGCCTCTCATCTTCAATCCCGCAGTTGAATTCCGTCCGGGTGAGGTGACTGTCTGGGGCGGCATCAACGGACACGGCAAGAGCCTTCTGACGGGACAGATTGCCCTACAGATGGCTCGGGCAGGAAACCGCATCGCAATCATCTCCCTTGAGATGACTCCTGGACGCACTCTCTATCGGATGTGGAGGCAATTCCTTGGACACAAGCCGACCCCCGAAGATTCCGCTGAAGAGTTCCTGTCGAAGCTGAAGGATCGAATGATCGTCTTGAATTATCTCGGAGCGATTGATGTCGAGGTCATCCTTGGCGCTGTGACTGTTGCAGGAACTCCGATGTCGCAAGACGGATGGGAGTGCAAGCACGTTTTCATCGATAACCTGATGCGCGTTGTGTCCGGAGACGGCGGCGAAAGGACGATGAACGACCAAAAAAACTTTGTGCAAGCCCTCACGGAAATCGCACAGGCTCTTCGGATCCATATCCACCTTGTCCACCATGTCCGAAAGGGTGCGACCGAAGAAGAGCGCATCGGAAAGTTCTCTTTCAAAGGCTCTGGGGCAATTGTTGACCAAGTGGACAACGCGATCACGATCCAGAGAAACCGAGCCAAGGAGAAGAAGGCGCAGGAGAACTCCCTCGGCTATCAGGCCGATGTTGATGAGCCTGATTCTTGGCTGACTGTCTGCAAGCAAAGAAACGGAGATTGGGAAGGCGAGATCGGGCTTTGGTTCGATCCCTCTGGGGCGGGCTATGTCGCAAACCCAGACAGAAAAATCCGGTGGATTATCGGTGAAAAGTAAGGAGAAGGACAGATGATTTTTTCTGACATGACCAGAGACGAAAGAGCGGAACTGAAGGACGGCCTGCGATTCATCGCGGGTCACTACGGCATCACTCATCAGATGTCGAAACTGCTTGAAGAGTGCGGAGAACTGCTGACCGCCCAGATGAAGACGACTCAGGCTTTCATCGAGGGAAAATCCTTGTCCGATCTGTTCGACAACCAACACGATGAATTCGCAGATGTCGGTGTCGTGTGGGTTCAGGTCTTCATGCTGATGCCGAAGGAACAGCGCAAGCGCGTTCTCAACACGATGCTGACGAAGGTTCGCCGCCAACTTCAGCGCATCGAACAGGAAACCTCTCAGGAAGTGCAGGAAACCACGCAGGAGACGCAGGAATGACTCTGACAGCCGTCTACATCGTCCTGACTCATTCCGAGCGTTCCTACACGCCTGAGACGCTTTTGGAAGAGGTCGCAAAAGAGCGTCCATTCAAGCCCGAAGACAGAGATCAACTTCTTTCGCTGATCTCCCTCGTTCTTGAAGACATGGTTTCCGAACACATGGCTGAGAGAATCAAGAGCGAGGGCGATTGCTCCTATCGGGCGATCCTTCCGCATGACCGAGCCGCTTTTATGGAGAGGAACTTCTGATGCGTGAATCGAAATCTCGTGCCCGTGGCGGCGGCGGTACTGCGGCAATTGTCTGGGCGCTTGCAACGAATCCCTGGCTCACAGTTTACGACCTGATGGATTGTCTTCAGTTGAGCAAAGGATCCGTGCAGAGCGCTATTCGATCCTGCCTGAAGCGCGGTCTGATCACGACCGATCTTCAGCCCCGCGATCTGGGGCGTGGCGGTCGCCGTCTGCTTCGTTGTTACGGCCTGACGAACTGCACTTTTGCAAGGGATGTCAGGCGCGAATGCGAGGAACTGACAAAGGATCGCATCTGCAAACTGCTTGCCGAAATGCCCGATCTGTCCATCGCTGAAATCTCAAAAGAGATCGGGCTGTCCGAGAAAGGCGTTGCCGCGAATCTCACCCGTTTTGTCCGAGACGGACGGGTGATCTGTGAGATGGATGTCCGTGCGGTTCCCTGCAAGAGCAAGCACTACAAGACGATGCTCCATCGTGTCCGTATTTATTCCTTAAAGGGGTTTCTCAGATGAGTTTTTTGCTTCCGGATGTGATGCGCTGTCTGCATCACGGATACGGCAGGACGGCGCGAGAGATTGCCAACATGAGCGGTCACAGCCGTCTCGCTGTTGCCTTCGCGCTGTGGTTCCTCATCAAGACGGGCAAGGCCGTCAAGGGCGCTGATCTGACGATCCAGAAGACCAATTCTGCCTTCATCTACCGCGACATCGAGGTCTACAGGAGATCCGAGGATGACTGAAAAGAAGAACGAGTGGATCGAACTCGATCCGCAGAACGTGAACACGCTGCCCCCGCCGTTTGAGCCGCTTGAGGTCGAAGCGCAGAAGGGCGTTTTGTTTTCCAAATGCCCCCGATATGTCCTTTGCACGGGCATCCGCACGGGAGTCAAGACGCTTGAACTGCGGTTTGCGTACAACCATGTCATCACAGTTAACTTTCTCGCCGTCAAGCGGTGGCGTTTCCAGGGCAAGGGGGCGAAGAGATGATCATCTTGCCCGACATCATTCAGCAGGACGAAAAGGTTGTTGTTTCTTTTGAGTCCTTCATCAAGCCGACAGGAAAGGCACGACCCCGTCTCTCTTTGAATGGACACGCTTACACGCCGAAACAGACAGTGCTTGCCGAAAACCGCTTGAGTCTTGACTGCCGCAGGGCTATGAACTACGAGAACCGCCCCACCGAGCGCCCTGTGCGTGTCGTGATTCAGGCTTCTTTCCTGATCCCGCAGTCGCTGTCGCTTGCAAAGCAGGCCGCGCTCTTCGGCTGTGCTGTGACCAAGAAGCCCGATGCCGACAACATCTGCAAGTTGGTACTCGATGCCCTCAACGGCATCGCCTACAGGGACGATAAGCAGGTCTTCTCGATCTCCATTGCGAAGATCTACAGCCACACGGATTCGATCAGTGTGGCGGTTTTTGAGAAGTTGGAAATCTAATTTTTGAAGATTGAGACGATTGATGACTGAGATCGACACACGAGAACTGCAAGCCTTTCGCCCTCGCATCTGGAATTGGGCGAGGGCTTTCCGCAACCGCTTTCACCGAGGGCAGTCACCTCTTGCCGCAGTCATGCGAGAGTTGGCGATGAGAGCGGGAGCAAAAGCCCCTAATCCGATTCCCGATGATATGTACACCAAGATCGACTACAAGGACGCAGATTTGCTCGATCAATGCGCTTTGAAACTGAGTCGTGAGCGTCTGGACATCCTGCGGATTGAGTACCTTGATGTTCGGTCAACTCTTGACTACGACACCGACCAGGACTGCCGAAGAGCCATGCGCTCAAAAGCCCGTGCGATGGGCTTGAAGTCTTCTCGGTATTGGAAGATGTTTTTAGCCGATGCTGAGAACGCCTTGATGATGCAAGTCCATGCCGTTGAATCGCTTGACAATCCCGAGTGAATCCGTATCATTCGGTGCGTGGAGTGCTTCCGCTTGTGCAATGGATGCCGTTAAGGCATCCGTTCTTGCACCCGAAAGAACCCCATCCATTTCGACATCATAGTTTGCTCCTATTGTGTCGTTGTTCAAGAGAACCCCCGATGGATCGCAAGGTCTGTCGGGGTTTTTCTTTGCAAGCCGTTCCCGCTCCTGATTTTCATCTGCCGGGCTTCTTCAACCGCTCTCGGGATCTTATCGGTTCTTCCCGAGGGCGGTTCTTTTCTTCCCTCGCGTCTCTGCGAGTTGCAATCAAAAGCCCATGTCAAGACCTAGTTCGTACTCTGAAGCCGTAGCACAAAAGATTATTGATCGATTGGCTCAAGGGGATTCTTTGCGGAAAATCTGTGCAGATGAATCTATGCCGTCTGCGGTGACTGTTCATGCATGGGAAAACGAAAACCCAGAATTTCTTAAGCAGTCCGTGCGCGCGCGAGAAGATGCCGCAGAGGTCTACGAGGATCAACGCAAAGAAATTACTCAGGAATTGATTAACGCTGGCCTGTCTGGCGAGGACTTGCCGAGGGGAAAGGTCGAAGCGCTCAAAGCGGCGGCTCAAGAATTAGCCCGCTCGGCGGCAAATCATGCGCCAAAGCGCTACGGCAATAAGGTCTCTATCGGTGGAGACCCAGACAATCCGATCAAGCATGAGGTCAAGCAAGAACTGCCGCCGCTGACTGTGGAGCAAGTTCTGGAAATCGCTCGGATGAAATATGACGAAGATGAGTAAGCGGGAACTGCATCGCCTGACGGCGCAACAGCATTTTCCCGCTTTTATCACCTTCATGGATCGGTCTTTTGATCTGGGATGGGTTCACGCTGAGATAGCGACCGCTCTGGAAGAGTTTCTAGAGAAGGTCATCCGCAAAGAGTCGCCCAGATTGATGATCACAATGCCGCCGCGCCACGGCAAATCGCAAGTCGTGAGCCGTCTCTTTCCCGCTTATGTTTTTGGTCGGCATCCAGATCTATCAATTATCGCTACGAGCTACGCCGCTGATCTCGCGTCCCGCTTGAATCGGGATGTTCAGCGCATCATTGACGATGAGCGCTACAAGGATGTTTTTCCCGACACATCTCTCTACGGGAAGAACATCAGAACCGCCGCGTCCGGCTCATATATGCGCAACAGCGACATATTTGAGATTGTCGGACACCGAGGCTCTTACCGCTCCTCGGGCGTTGGCGGGGGCATCACTGGTATGGGTGGAGACATCCTGATCATTGATGACCCGTTCAAAGACCGCGCAGAAGCCGACAGCGCCACGATCCGCAATAGTGTCTGGGATTGGTATACCTCAACGCTCTACACTCGTAAAGCGCCAGGCGGTGGAATCATCGTCATCAATACCCGTTGGCATTGCGATGACTTGAGCGGTCGGCTTCTGGACGCTCAAAAGCGAGGGGACGGAGACGAATGGGAGTGCATCAATTTTCCCGCCATCGCTGAGCATGATGAGCCGCACAGAAAAGCGGGCGAAGCCTTGCATCCAGAGCGTTATCCGCTCTCCGATCTCTTGCAGATCAAGAAAGCAATAGGGTCACGCGATTGGAATGCTTTGTATCAACAGCACCCCGTCCCAGATGGTGGCGCTCTTTTCGATGCCAAGTGGCTAAAGCATTGGTCAGCGGCAACTCTGCCCGTGATGGACACGATTATCGAGTCCTGGGACATGACGTTCAAAGGCTCTGACGCATCCGACTTCGTTGTCGGGCAAGTTTGGGGCAAGAAAGGCGCTGACTTCTTCTTGCTCGATCAGGTGCGCGGTCGGTGGGATTTCGTACACACGCTCTCGATGGTCAGGCTTCTCAGTCAAAACCATCCGAAGGCTTGGACGAAACTCGTAGAAGAAAAAGCAAACGGCGCAGCCGTCATGAGTACCCTGCACTCGACAGTCGGGGGCTTCGTGCCGATTGTGCCGAAAGAGTCCAAGGAAGCGAGAGCCTTTGCAATCACTCCGCTCTTTGAAAGCGGAAATGTCTATCTGCCGCCTTTGGAGACCGACTGGGTGCATCGTGATCTGATCCCCGAGTTGATGCAGTTCCCCTCTGGGGCGCACGATGATCAAGTTGACTCGATGACGCAAGCCCTGTCGTACCTTAAGGAGTTCGGCTCTGGGTACGCCATTGGAGACGATTAAATGGAAGAAAGAAAACTCAGCATCGTTTCCGATGGGGACGATGATCAGCGAGTCGTGATTCCCGTAACCGAAAGGCAGAATCTTTTTGATCCTGCCTTTTCTTTTGGCGCAGGCTCTCTGTCTGCATCTCAGGCGCACACGGCAAACCTGAAGAAAGCAATGGATGCCGCTTTCGGAGGCTCTGTCCAGATGCTCCCTGCCGTCACGCCTGACATCTATCTGCGCGGATTCATCGGCTACGGCAGACTGCAAGCCTTGTCTCAGGATGCCGTCGTGCGTCTCATGATCCAGACGCGCACCGATGAGATGACGCGCAAATGGATCGCCTTCAAGGATGTCGAACCTGAGAACGCACAGCGCTTTGAAGACTTCATCAAGGATCATGCGATCCGTGAAGTTGTCCAAAGGGCTGTTTCGACTTGTGGCTTCATGGGTGGGGCTT